CCAGCTTTCGCACTCGGCAAATACCGAGTTAGGGATGATTAGTCCCTGAGTGTGTAGACGGAAATCTTCCTATACCCACTTACCTCTGGGAGAGATAAGCGCTTCGTCCCCTTTTCCGTTTCAGGAAGAGGGTTTCCTAGGGTATGCCTTGACCCGACGCCGCGTGAAAACTTGGCGAGGAAAGTCAGCTTCCCGATCGACAGAGAGCCAGGAATGAGGTCCCTGGAACTGAGGTCAGGAAAGTACTCATCGGCAGAACGCCGATAAATAGAGTACAGAGGCACGACATACTCAGCCGGTCCGGCTGACACCTGATCCTGAGAGGATCGGGTGACGAATATGTCAAAGAAGTAGCCAGAGAACCCGCGGTTATTCTTCGGACGACGCCGCTCGAAGTCATCACTGACAAGAACGCCATCTCCGAAACCGTCGGGCCCGTAGATCCGAAGGCCCTCGTGGATTTTACTTTCCACGTATTTGGACCTAACGAGATCCCCTCGCCTCCAGTAGAAGTTCCGGAGGACGAAGAGGCTTTGTGCGGAAACCCAATCCTTCGCATAGATTGGGCGCACATCGATTCCCGAATAATAGTCCTTCCCACATGACTCCCGAAAGAGACCAGTGTGGTACGATTTCGCTCGGTTCACAAGGAAACCGACAGCCTGAAGGACCTCAGTTAAGAGATCGTAGGCCTCGACTGGTACGATGATATCATCACCGTAAACCGTTGCCTCGCTGTCAGAGTGACAGCAGGACGCGGCAAGACTCCAAAAGATAAGAGTCTCCAGGGGGAACGTATAACCGTTCCCCATCGACGAAAGCTTCTCTTGGCTCAGGCAAGATCCATCCGGGAGGAGGACCTTCCTAGAGCGTGTGCGATCCAGGAGGACCGCCCAATCCAAAGGAAGCAAGTCATATACAAGCTCTCGCGAGATTGTGTCTGACGCGGACGATAGGTCGAGGGTTGCTAAGGCCCCCGTTAACGACCCCTCAAGAGCCCGACGCTGATTAAGCGTCTGGTCAGAGATGTCGATACCAAAACGAGCAAGACGCCGAGTCATAAAGTCACCGATACCCAGCTGAATGAGGACATTCAGGCCGGGCTCTGTGCAAACAGACCGATACGTCTTTGCGTTTTTCGGGACGAAGCTGAGTTTAGCCGGTGTATATTCTACCGGCACTCGGCACCATTCAACGCCGTCTTCATCAGTCCGATCCTGGACCGAATGAATATTAGCGATGTGGGGCAGCTCCTCCAGGAGGTAAGGAACCATCTGGAAAAGCTCTTCGCTACACTGAATCCTCTCCGCAATCTTGCGGCGTATAGAGGATTCCTTTCGTCTGGTTGCTCTGGTAGCACCAGGTCCGAAGCGCAAGGGAAGTTCGCCCAAGGAAGGGCACCTGCCCAGAACACGTGAGATTTTCCGCTGTGCCGCGAAAAGGACGGCAGCAACGCGAGGTCTAAATTGAAAAGACCCCTCACGGACAAGGCGCAGTATCCTATTGGATTCCCTGCATAGCTCTTCAGACTCGAGGAATTTCCTCATAGCAACGGCCTCGCGGTCGATGCCAATGTCTAAGGGCTCGAGCTTCTGGAAGAAGGCAAGAGCCTGTCTACAGTGGTAGACATGGTCTGGGACCTCAAAGACTGAGTAGTCTACCTCGAACTCACACAGGTCCCGTAGGCGGTCACGTCGAATTAACGACGCTATCCGTTCACCTACAGGCCCGCCTTCACAGGCGTGTGTGAGTGCTAGCTCACGGTAGAAGTCAAGAGACTCTGCCGGGCTAAGCATCTCTAACCAATGCGCAAGCTTACGCATAATATTGCTCCATAAGAGTAAGGTTAAGGATGGCCTCGCGGCTACCCCAGAACGATGGTCAGGTGGCAACGATGAGCTGATCAAACAGCTCAGGTGCCGGGCCTGTCGTGACGGGTGTCACGCTCGTGGAGATGTTCCCCATGACGTTGACAAGCAACTGGCGGCAAAGACGCCGACCAGTCACAATGCCTCGTTCATGGAAGAAGCCGACCGCATCGAGAGTGTCCGTATAGGCCACTTTCGGAGGCGCGGTGTAGCCCGAAGAGTTCTGGCCGGAGATTGACTCCATAACCGGAACCTCGGCACGGCAGGACACTCGGAAGACACCACTCGGAAGCTTACGCTTCGTCATAGTGACCCGAACTTGGGCGTAGTCCGGAACCCCAGGGAGGGATTCCTTCCAACGCACCACGACGGTCCCATCGAGTTGTTTCTCGATGGACTCACCAATGAGGATGTGAGCGACCGGTGTCCCAGCTCCGTCATAGACGGTGATGTTGGCTTGTTGACTCATGTCAAATCCATAAAAGGAGTTAAAGAAGCAGCCGCTAGCGGCTGAACCGAGAGCCGCCGCCGCCTGATAGAGAAGTCAGGAGAGCGACAGCATTGACGCAGTGTTGCCACGACGCCGATTTTCCGAGCCCCTTAAATTGGGGTAACGGAAGAGCAGGTGGAGAGGAAGAAACAGAGCGCGTGAATCTCCTACGTCTGCGGAAGAATGATGAAACATCATGACCTCCCGTAAACAAGGAGAAGGGCATCCCGTCGACTCCAACGTTACCGTTGGAGCCGATCTGGACCATCCCTCCTTTCTTTGCCTCCATGGACTGGGAAACAACCCAGGTGCCGGAGACACAGGAAGTAACCGCTCGGGCATCCAGATACTGACCAATTGGAATAAACCAGTCGGCCACGAAGCTAAATGGGAGAAGCTCCCAAGCAACGTTTTCTGGATTCAGCAGCCCCAACTGGGCTGCGACCGAAGGCTTCTCGGTAACGAAAACCGTCACTTTAAGCCGCTCAATTGATGATAGGATATAGGAGTACCTATCATCCCAGATATTAATCCCTCCCTTTTGGATGAGAGAGTATCTGGTCCGTTTCCTTGTCGCCGAAGTTTTCATGGCGAACGGAACTTCAAGAGCCTGGGCAAGAGCCTCGGCTGCACCCTGTGTGTCGCTTAAAAGCGGCATCCAACCATACTGGAGCTCAAGCCAGAGGTCGCTAAGCGTCTTCTTCTTGGGGACGCTAGCAGGGAATTTAGAGGCCCACTTTCCACGTGGAGTGTTTACCACGAGATGGTGAGCCGCATCGCGGAAACGACCGCGCTTAAGGGCGCGGAGCGACGAATATATACGCGTCGCTGAATCTGCGATTAGGGCAAGCGTCTGATGCGCCTCTCCTAAGAACACGGACAGATTAAAGTCCGAGCCAAAGAGCTTCTCACGAAGCTTCGCAATCACCTTCGACATATCGTTCGCGTCAAGCGCCGGCACGTCGTAGTTCGTTCCATCAAGATGGAGCGGATCTGAACAGAAATCGTCAAGGAATCCGAAGGAAACGTTGTCGTTCTTGTCCAGATAGAGAGCGTAGGGGTCGTTCGACAGGTAGCCCTCTACAAAGTAGTTATGGGGCTGGTCCGTCACACGCTTTGGCTGCCAATCCGGAAGCCGGCGAGGCCTCCACTTCAGTACCTCACCCTGACGGGTGATGATAGACTGGAGCGGTGGCTTCGACCTAACCAGCTTCGGACGGTCATCACCATTCCACGTCTTAGAGTTAAGACGGCGGGAATAGTTAGGGATGACCACGCTGTTGTCGTAACTACCCGTAGTCATGATGACGACGGGGGCTGGGTGTCAACCCAGCCGCCACTCTCACGAGGGGCAACAGGGACGTCAGGGGGGTTATTACCTTTGACGTACCAGTCGATCTTGAAGCTATAGGGAAGAAGTTCCCAACGCATATGCGATTCAGCATATGGAGCTCTGCGATCGACCTTCTGTCGGATTAGCTTCAGGGCAAGGCCCTTTAACCAGGCCAATAGATCGTTGATCATATGACCTCCGACACTGCGCGATGACAATCGAGCAGAGGGAAAGAGGGGGAGCTACCCCCTCCACCGCCACCACGGGCTGCAAACCCTGCGGACCCAGGCGCTAACCTGAGCCGTCATCTGATGAGGATGGTTAATCCCCAGCAGAAGATGGCACTCGTCGTGAGAACCACGAAGAGCAGAAGAAACCCCCAAGGTGGTTCTCAC